TTATATTATTTGATTCACCGACTAAACTAAATGAAATATCGCTTGATGTAGTAACTGTAATTGTATTAGAAGAAACTAATCTATTGTTACTTCCGTCAAATTCTATGCCATCAGCTAACAAAGAACCATTACTTACAATCTTAGGCATATTTGATACCGATGTCTGCACAGCGTGATTAGCGTTTGGTGTACCAGTAGTTGCATCTTGCCCAGTTACACTTTGGTCATACCAAGTGCGAACAAAGCCATTGTCCGACCCGCCTGTTCCAACAAAGGATAGCAAAGTCCCGTCAGTAACCTCAGTTGCTGTAAAGGATTTAATGGTGTCGTCAGAGCTACGACGCACCTGCACTACATACTTACCTGAAGCTGGAACAACCGTATCTGCGTTTAATGGGGCGGCATCATTAGGTATAGTAGCCTGACGTGTCCCTAGGCTACGAAGTGAGTAAGCAGCCTTAGCAATAATAAAATCACCGTTGCGTCCATCATCAGCAGTCCCAGAAGTAAGTTCTTTAATATCCAGAGGGGCTGTTGTCTGAGCATTTACAAAGGAAGTCAGTGCGCCAGAGGCTACATCTCCTGCCGTAAAATCCTGCTCATGGTTGTCACTTCCCCGACGCACACGCACAACGGCAGGATTACCACCGCGAAGGCTACGAAGACTGTACGCTGCCGCGGCGTTAGGGACATCATCAAGAAGACCCCCAGCTCCTAGCGAATTGCCAAAGCGTCTGCTAAGACGAAGACTAAATGACTGTATTAGACCAGGCACTAAGCATATCCATTGAGCTGTGTAACGGCAACAACAGATGTGCCTCCATTGCCAAGCATCTTAGCGGTCTTGAACATACCTGCGTATAGCAAGTAATCGCGGTCTTTCTTCAGTATGTGTCCAACACTCGCTGACGGGGTTGACCCGTCAAAAGTAATGTACAGATCATTATCCTGAACATCAACAAAACAAAGGTTAGTCGATGTGTTAATGCTTGGAGCGTCTACTACAGCACCTGTAGTAACGCTAAGATTAGACATAGAGCCAACGACCCCGATATTTTTAGGTGTAGTACTCATGTTTATGTGCTAGGATATTCAGCTGTAGTTTGGCTAGCAGTTTGACTATTGCCAGTTGGAAACAGGGCAGGGTTATATTCTTTAGTAGTTTGAGATGTAGTTTGGGATGTATTTGCCATAGTAGATGTTATACTTATATAGGTTAATAGGTTGAGTCAAGTTATTCTGATGCCATTTGCATAGCCCTACGTACTTCAGGGCTAAGGTTTTGTGCTCTTTCAAGCTCGTCACCAGTGATGTTGTTAATTGTTTCACTAGCAACAAATGATACTTTCTTCATTAGCGGTCCAATCAGTGGGTAATTAGTGCCAATAAAGGGCTCTACAGCCTGTTTAATGTCTCCTGAGAGAACATCCTTACCTGCACCCACAAGCGGAGCAAAAGCCGCGTCTGTGCCAAACCTCTGGGCGTTAAGAGGCAGTTCTAAGACACCGAGGACACCTGACTGGCTAAGTAAGCGTAACATGTCGTTCTCGGACATATTTAGCGGGCTAATTGGCTCCTTAAGGCGGGACAAGTCTTTAAGCACCGTAGTCATGTACGCAAATGCAAGAGCTGTGCCTAAGTAAGCAATTAGGTGGGCGTTACGCATTGCTTGCTGTTTCTTGTCTCCTGTGTAGCCGTGCATAAATCTGCGATAAACTACACGAGACATGCCAAGCATGAAGCTTGAGTACTGGAACGCCACCCGAGCTGATTCACCCGCAAATGTGCCAGCCTGCAGACCAAGACGAGATATTGCCCGCGCGCCCGCATCTGGCTCAATAACGGCTTCTTTCATGTACTGGCTAAAGAACCCGCTAAGTTTGCGTTGTAGCGGCGTATTGTCGCCAATAGCCGATGGTCCAATACGGTACACCCCATCAGGAGTCTTCTTAACGTAATTTGCAAGAAGTTTTACTTCATCAGGTGTAAACCCAAACTCAGTCAAACGAGCCATCGTTAGATCATTCATCTTGCCAGTACGCAATTGCTTAGCGAGCCCAGCCGATAAAAAGTCAATGAATATTTGCTGGTGAGCTGCAGTAAACCTGTTAAGCCCGTTAAGCTCAAACATTGCATTGTTTGCAAAGTCTATCCAGCCCATTCCCTTGCCGTCTTCAGTAACAACGCGGCTTGCAAAAGTTCTCATTACAAGGTCAAAACCCGCGCCTTGCGCACGGAACCAAGCTTGCATTTTCTTGTTATCGCCCTTAAAGTGAGTAAGCCAAGCAGACTTGTAGGCATCTGCAAAACCTGCAACACCACGACCGTCCATGCCCAAGAAACTTAGCGTAGCCAGACTCAAAGGTACATCTGAGAGTGTAGATAAACCTGACCCAGCAAGATATGCCAAATTAGACACAGATCGTACCTTCTTGAATAGCGATGAAAGCTCAACGTCTGCAGGATTATCAAGTACACCAGTAATCTGATCCACAGTGGCTTCAAATGTTTTGTAGGATAAAGATCCATCATCGAGTTTGTTATCTTTTGCAACTTTCTTAATAATGCCGTTCGCGTCGTGCCCAAGATGCTTTACAAGGGCAATGCGTTCGGAGCGACCGCGAATCTGCTCAAGCATCAAACGTCCAAGGCTCTTGTAGTTGCCAAACTCAATGCGTGCGTCAATCTCATATTGAGGTTTAAACGCAATCTTCATAGATTTGCGGAACGCGCCTACAGCAGATGGGTTAGCAATGTCTGGGTCGAGCTCAAACTTACCATTTACAATCTCGTTGTACATAGTGGCAAGCATTGCTTGGGGATCAAACTTTACGTAGGCTTTCTTCTTAACACCCTTAGCCTTATCCTTAGCCAAGGTCGGTGCTTCCATAAGCCCGCCGTGTAACCTAAAGGTTCTACCAATGTCAATCATTCGCAGCATCTTAGCCACAAACTCCCTTTGAGTCATAGACGCAACAACGGCTCGATCGTAACGCATAGAGTAACCTGAGAAACCTGCCCGCTGGCGCATGTTAACACCAAGGTAGTTAATCTCAGCCATCTGCCCTTTATTGGTCTTACGAATAACATCGACCAAGCCTTCCCACACAGGAATGCCTTCCCAACGCTTAGGCATTTTGCCCGTTGACATTGCCGTCATAATGTCAATGTGCATTTGCCTAGACGCTGCTTTGAGGTCGTTGCCATATGTCTTCGCCAATGCTGGGTTGCTAACAGCAGCTTTTTTGTACGAGCTCATATAGTGCGACACATCTTCGCCTAAAAATATAGTTTCTAAGTCGTGCTGAGTTAAGTAGTCCAGTATAGGCAGTTGATCTTTACGAATTTGTGACTCAACTTGACGTTCAATAGATGGTCCTAAATCTACGCCTTCCCGACGACTGCCGTCCATTATAGTTTTAAGCTGAGCAAGCTTAGACTTCGCTGTACGCTTTCCAGCTAGCACCTCAGTTAACTTGCCCTTAACAGCAGCGTCGTGCATAGTTCGAAGTATCATTGCGTGATCTTCTTCGACCAAGTACTTACGAACATCCGTTAGTTTTTCAATAGGAGATTTATTTTCCTGCAGTAGTAAGAAACCAAGACGCTGAGCAGGTTCAAGTGGGAGTCCTTTTTCTTTTAATCTAGCCAGTTGGGCTAAGATTTTGTTAGGATCATTAAGTTTAGCTATCTTAAAAATTAACCTAGAACGTTTCATAGAAGCGTCTAAATTAATTACTATATTATTTATATCTGTAACAGTGAGCGGTATGTTTAGCTCATACGGACCTTCAACAAGATCAAGTATTGCTTGTTTACGTTTAGCTGCTTCCTTTATCTTGGCTATCTCAAAAATCTTTGGTAGCAAAGTGTCATCCTGAGAAATACGAGAAATTGTATCTTCAAGATACTTTTTAGGATCAGCAGAATACTTATCCATCTCGTTAGCACGATTAATGAAGTTGTTGTTTTCGTAGGTCTTTGACCGCAACACATCAGAGTCAACGTCTCTGTATACGTCAATGTCTGATACATCAGACGGAGAGTTATCTTCGTCGTAAGCTTTTTTTAGCCTTTCAGATAACGATGCGTTTTTACGCAGTTCAGCCATTATCTTACCTACTTCAAAAGCTACTTCATCAGGATTTAACTTTTTATCAAAAACAATATCTTTTCTTCCTAAGTATCTGGATATGTTTTCAGCGATTTTAGATATAAAATCAAGTAACTGCTTGTATAACGGTTTGTCGGCATCGTGCAACGCCCGCCAATAACCTTGTTGCCCTGTAGCCCACTCTAACAATAAAGCTGGTCGCTCAATTGAAAACAGCTCAAAGTCTTTTACAAAATCTCCTGTCCTATAGCCATTTGCATCTAAAAAATCATCTAAAGCCTGAGCAATTAGTGGGCTGTCTGCGTAATCTGTAAGTTTTCTCAATAAATCAGGTGCAAAGCTTTGCAGTACATGAACAGACTCATGCAACATCGTTGAGTACATATCTGCAAACAAGGCATCGTTAACATTAGCCCTGGTTGGTGAATCTCCAACTTCCATTGGAGTTAATTTAGACCTGTTAAGTATTCTGTGTGGTAATTCAGTTAGTACCTTAGCTCTGTCTGGTCTTACTCCACCTCTAGTAAGATCACCTCGTCTTATCTCTTCCAAACTAGTTAAAACTTGTCTAGCTTTTTTAAATTTGCCGCCCTTTACTTTTAAGTTAAAAGTTTCATTAACCATCGAGATTGCTTGCTGCTCAACTTGATCAAAGTATTCCCCGTGCTTTTCGTAATAATCGTCAGTGGCTTTTTTAAGTTCAATTTCTTTTTTGGTTATAGCAACAGCTTCTCCTTGAGTTAAAGTGCGTCGCTTACCGTTCTCCTCAAAAATTAAATCTGATAATTCTTTTTCTAACCTGTTTAGACGAGCTGTCTCTTGCATCAAAGCATCAGACAGAACATGTTCACTTGCTGGGTTATTTGACGGAGTGTTTCTAGATTTAGACCTGTTAATAACACTTCCTTCGGGAGTCAATTCAATGTCGTATCTTGCTAGCAATTTTAAATCGTCAGGAGTAAGAGCCTTAGTTTGTTTACCACTTAACACCGCTTCAACTATTCGGCTCATCTTATTAGCCATAGCCTTACGGCTTTCAATCATAGGCTTATTCTGATAATTTGGATCACGGAGTAATCTCTTTGCAACATCTTGTTGCATTGCAATAAGCTTTCTATTGTTTGTATAAACGTCCAAAGCTCCAAGTGCTAAACGTACGTCGTCAACTGTTAGATTTGTTCCGTCTCTGTCCTTGCCCGCTAGAAAATCTCGTAAACGAGGGTTGTTCATCACCATCTCCTTGACAGTTGGGTTGTCGTCAAGAGCCATCTGTAGTGGAGTTGCAAAATCATCAGCCTCCATAAGCCGATTAAATGCGTTTAACTCACGACGTGCGTTCCTAACTTTAAGAGCTTTACGACTTGCAAAATACCCATGACCACCTCCTAAAACAAGACCTGCAATGGGCGTTACTATTGCTGACATTTTTAAATGATCTGTCGTGTAGTCTTCAACGCCTATTTCATTTGTTGCAAATGCGTACGGAACCTCAAGTCCTGCATTAATAGCTAAAACATTTTTAAAGGTCAACTTTCCTTGGTGGTAAGCTGCAGCTGTACGATTACCCGCTGCTGTGTACATTGATATACCCGCCTTCGCTCCTTTAGCTGGCAGAGCAAATGGTATTAAATTGACTGGGTCAACTATACCTACTCCAAACGCAGTAGCAAAGCCTAAGGCTGCGCGTTCCTCACCATCAATCATTTCGCGTTGCCGAGCAAACCGAGCTGCCTGAAGCATACGATATTCTAATTGATCTGTATTTTCATCTGCCTTGTACTTAAGTCCTAGTTTTGGCGCATAAGATTTAGCAAATTCTTCCTGAGTAACACGAGGACTTGTGTCATCGCCTAGGTATATAGTCTTTGCAAGCCTAAATCCTGTCATCGCTAGATTACGATCCCAAGCAGCTTGTGCATTATAGCCAATAGAAGCCATTGCACCATAATCTGTAGCACTAAATCCAGCACTTTGCTGGCGTTCTTGTAGCGTCTCTAATCGGCTTGTATACCTGTATGCGCTTTTTTCTAACATGGAGTATTAATTTTCTTCAGCTTCGCTGATGTACATTTCGTCATACCGTCTAAAAGCTTTGTCATATAATACGCCTTCTTCCATTCCAAGTAACTGCGACAAGTACATTCTGTTAAGTACAGGAACATCACCCATTATACTATCCTCTGGTATACCAACTAATTCGGGCATAACCTTTTCTACAACAGACATCGGTATTGAGATAGGCGCACTAATTGGAGTTCGATCTTCTTCGCTTTTTGCAATTTCTACATACTTAAACTGTTTATTAAGTAGTTTTAAAACAGCGTGTTTTTGCATCTTGCCATTAGCGTCAGGAATTAACTTAGTCACTATCTTAGCTAAAGGTTTCCCTTCGTGCTGAATATTTAGTAACCCTCTAAGAAAAGCCCTGCGAGTCGCCTTAGTCATTGTTGCCTCTGAGGTCCCGCCTGTGTAACCAATAAGTGCATCACTCACGTAACCAATGCCAGGTTCGCCAAGGGTTGGTCCCCCCATCTCCTCTATAACAGTGCGCAATCTTTTCTCAATATCCAATGATGAATTTTGATTTATCATCTCTGCAACTACAGCTGCTGCGTAGACAGAAGATACGGTTTTAATACTCTCTGTGTTGTTTAGTATATTACCAAATGGAAAAAGTGATCTTTTAAAGAGTCCAGCTCTATCTTTAGATTCGTCAATGTACGCATTAAACTCAGTCGGAAGCTCTATCAAACTCCCAGTGCCTGTAGCAGCTACGAGTGAGAACACGTTTTTATCTTTAAAAACTTGATCTCGTATAAACTCATGTTGCTCTTCTGGGTCGTCTAATGTAATAAGGTTTCCTTTGTGAAGCTTAACGTAACCTCTTAGGACTGTGTCAAAAAGAGGTTTTTTGCTTGGAGTTAACGAATCTTCGTACAAATTAGATAACGTGATTAGCGGGATGACATTTCCAGGTTTATCTCTGTCAAACTTAATATCCTGATTAATTATAATCTCTAAAAGGTCATCTACTTCTGAATCAGGCTCTAATCCAGATTTGTAATTTCCCACTAAAGTTGCTACAGCTTCTTTGGCTGTATCTGAATTACCAGTTCTAACAAAAGTGTCAGCTGCTAGTCTTTCTGATTCAAAGCGCAAAAGCTCTAACCCTGTAACGTCTCCCTGATCTAACTGGTACGAAGCGTGACCTAAAGTACTCTCTGCACCGTTTGTGATAAAGTTTGTCATAACCGCTTCAATGAAAGTAGTTTCATTTCCTAAATCTGCGGTTGGAAACTCAGCACTATTTATGTAGAAGTTAGGAGAAACAAATCTGTTTAGGTCAGGAGACTCTTTTACAAATTTAGCGTACTCTCGCTTAGCTTCCAAGTATGCGGTGGGGTCTGTTTTACCCTGCTCTACTAGCTGAGCGTGGTATGGTGACAGCAGTTTAATGTTAGATGGGTTATCCCCTATGTTTTGAAGCTTAGACAGAGTCCTGTGAAGCCAATCTGACAACATCTGTTTTTCAGTGGGGGCTAGACCAATATTAACAAAATTACTTCCAAATTCTTTTTCTAATTGCGTAGATAACGTAGTTTTATCCGAAAAAGGTAATTTAGCCATCTTTTGCAACATAGTGTATGCCAACGGCTCCTCGCCGTCCGTAAACATAAAACCAAGTTGTAACTGAGAGTTGTGTTTTACCTCTTGCTCTGGAGTAAATACGCTTGTGTCAACAGTACCTAGTGGTTCTATCGCATTGTAAATAATCTCTGATGTAATTACATCAGCATCTAAGGCAAGCGATAGCGCGTTGCGAGCACTAGCTTGAGCTAGTTTTGCATGGGTTTGTTGATATTTAGATGAAGAGACTTGCTTAAGTTTTGTTTGGTAAGCGTCCTTTACCTCCCTCACATCGTCAACGTCAAAAATAACATTATTTTCTTTAAATTTTGGATCGTTTAACATTTCCGTTACCTGACCATACCTTGAGTTAACTTCGTCTTTGGTGAGAACCCCCGTATGATCAAATTGGTGCACCATAAGATCAACCAATTGTTGTCTAACCCTTTTATCAAACGCAGCCCTTGGCTCGCCAACAGTGGTAGCATTACGAATTGGAATGTAGTACTTATCGTCTACAACTTTATAAAGTGCTTCAACTAAAGCTTCATTTGACACACCAGTTTCGTTATTGTTTATGTGACTTGCGGCAGCACTATCAGTTCTCGTTAAATAGTCATTAATTGTGTTAAAATTAGCCGAGTTTACTCTGTCTGCTCTATTTTTATATATCGCGCTAGTGTATGATTTCCGCATAGCCACCAATGACTCTCTGGTGATATTTGAGTCAACTAGTTGTGTAGTGCTCCTAGAAAAATCATTAATGTTAAATGTTGAACCATTTGTATCTAAACTGTCTATTTTTTTCTGAGCTTCTTTTATAAGGTTCTCGTCGTTAATTTTTAAAGCTAGCGCAAAATCTGTTTGTGCTTTACCTAGTTGTTCTGCATATTGTGCTTCAATCTCTAACGCTAGTAATCCTTGTTGATCTCTTTCTTTTTTCTTTAGCTCAGCTTTAGCGGCTTCTGCTTCACGTTCTGCCTTCTCTTCAACACGCCGTTGCCCAGCACCAACCTGACGAATCGCCCGACCTACGTCAACGAGTCCGCTTCTAAAATTAGATGATGTATCAAAAGCTTCAAATGGTGCTTTTTCTTGCTGAGGGGTTCCTGGAAGTTGTATAGCCATAATTAAGGAAATTTCATTGGTCCCATACCAAAGTTGTCACTCATACTCGCAGCTTCGCCAAGCCCTGACAAGCCTGTAGCAAATGCTCCAAGCCTTGATTGGTGACCTTGAACTCTAAACTGATATGCTTTATTTGCTCCCGAGGCTAGTGTTATGTCTCGATCTGCCATACCAAGTGAATATGCAAGACCCATCTGCCTACCAAAGTCTTGGTACTGCTTAAATCCTTCATAGGTTTTTTGAGATGCTTCAAAGTCAAACTCGGCGAGCTTTGTATCAGCTTCATATTGTGCTGCTTTAAATATATCGGTATACGAACCTCCAAACGTTGGTCGGTTGCGAACCTTACCCAACTCCCCTGTAAGTTTCATACGCAAGGCTTTACGTGCAGCCCCCGACTTCTCCATGCTAATCTTCTTGTCTAAGGCTGCTGCAGATTGTTGAAACGCAAGGTCGTTCTGCTTGCCGACCATGTTGTTAACGGCAATTTGAGCGTTATACTTAGCTTGCTCCTCTGCTGCTTTTGCAGCGTCATCAGCTGCTTTTGCTTGGTCCATCATCCCCTTTACGGAGACTGCTGTGCCTATAAGTGTAAGTGCGGTACCCATTAATTTAAGTCTGTCTTAGTTACAATTGATGCAATTGTCAACGGATAAGGTTCGCTGTGTTTAATAGTTGGTACATTCTCTGCGCCAAACGTAGACCCAGATACTGGACGCTCCTTATCAAAGCCAGTAAAGCCAGTTGAGCCGTATGTCGTAGATACTTGGTTGGTGGTTAGTGAATCTTTAACTCCAAGCGAGTAACTCCAGGAGTTAATTAAGAAAGGTTTAAGTGAGATGATACGTGCATTGTCAGAGCCGTAAGCTGGCTTATTTGTGCCGTCCCAAGTCGGAAACATCATCTTAAGCTCGCCTTCGTACTTAGTGCCTACAACTAAATCTTGTGTAGTTGATCGGTTAGAGATTGTAATAACTCCACCAGCAACCACTTGGTCCCCAATATATTGACCATCTTGTATAACTGACACAGTGTCGCCGTTTGCAAAGCGTGAGCTTACGGTTACGCTAATATCTGAACCCTCTGGTTTAGTCATTGTAATATGACTATCAAGAAATGGATATACGGTTGTCTGTATTTGGTCTGTCTGTGTAAGTGCTTCAGTGTGAACTGAAGATCCACGTTTGACTACTGCCCATAACTGATCTAGCTCCCCCTGAGCTCCTCGGTGCAATACGGAAATATCGTAGATTGCCTCTGATCCATTAATTGTGTGCTCAGACCAAGCGTAAAACTCTTCCTGTCTGTGATATGATAAGCAAAACAACTTATTGCCGTTTGTTCTTGCCCACAACCGAGGTTGCGGTGTGTGCTGATAAGCAATCTGTTTAATCGCGTCATTGATGAACGTGGGGTAAACTAACTTAGATACATCGTTAGACGATGAGTTTGTTAAGTTAACGTCATACTTGTACTCCATCAACCTAGTGCCAGACTGGTCGGGGAAAAATATAGATGACCCCACAGCCTCACCTTGATCGTTACATGGCTCTTCCTCGGTTAACTCAATTCGAATAGTTTTTGGGCTAATACCAAATTGGTACTGGTTAGGTACAATGCGGTAGAGACCGCCCGTAGTTCCAACAACAAGATCACGTGCAGCTACTAACCAACGAATCCCAGCAGTTGAGTTATCTAGCTCGTAGGTAATACCACTGGTGTCTAAAACTTGACCATCATTTTCTGCGGTTTTAAAGCTTTCTTCTTTACCAGCTTCACTAAAAAATAAATTATTAGCATTCTTGTATGTACCTCCAAATATGCGACGTTGTTCGAACTTAGTAACAGTTCTTGGGTAATTTCCAACATACCACGCACCTTTGTTAAATTCTTCAAATTCACCGTCACTCTCATACCCTAGAGTTCTGGAGTCTCTTGGCACTGGGGATAATAGCTCAGCTCTAACTTGTGTTGCTGAGTTAATTGCAGTGATTTTTAAAAACACAAGTCCCGATGGAAGTCTGCCTCGGCAGTGACGACCTATATCATCAGAAGTAAACTCAGCTGTTTTAGAATTTAGTAGAACATCGTTAGCTACCTCTGTGATGGTAAGGTCGCCTACTGGCATTACAAGTTTATCGCCACTCTCAATGTGTGGGGTAGTCTCGCACTCCACAACATCAAACTGTTTTGCGGTAGACAGGTTGCCAAATAGATCTTTATCGGTACTCCCACCGTACATAGTAGCGTTACCACCATTTGTGCCCAAATGTGAAACATGACTAAAAGTTCGATTGGCAGCATCTAATAGCACTGCGTTAGTAACAGAGTTCACCCCCGCTGTGGTTGGACCCTTCATGTACAGTGGGGTAGTGGCTAGCTTACCATAAGCTTTATACACCGCTCCAGCGGTATAGTCATCAGCGGAGTAAGCCCCTCTAAAGAAGTCAACGGGGTGGTCTTCAACTCCTCTGTGTTCTTTAATTTTTACCCAACGCGTTGTAGTTCTGGTATGCCCAACAACTACATTGTTGTTGCGGCGGTCATCTCCCACGCGAACGTAGGAGCCTTCAAACCCTTTATTGAATACTACAGTGTCGCAGCGTAAATGAATTTTATCTGTTGGGACTCCATCTAAATCAAGTGCTTTATCTTTTTCTTCTCCAGTAAGTGGCGTTTGATCAGCATTAGACTCATCTACTTCTTTAGAGTCAAGCAAATAAAGCTGGGCTGCGTCGTCCTGAATGTCCACAATAGACTCAACAGGTTCTACGTATACAGTGTCGCTTGTTGGGTCTACTACTTCGCTGTAGTTGCCCGCCTCAGAAGCATTTAGGACTCTACCTAAAAACTTTTCGCCTTCGGCTTCGTACTCTACATAATAGGTGTTGTCAACAAAGACATCAGGACTACTACTAATTTTAAAATCTGCTTGTGTACTTTTAAGTTTAACAATTCGTCTGTTGCTTGATATCTTAAAAAACTTAGTTTCAGGCTCAGGGCTTAGGATTGGTTCAAAGTCAAACTCTAAATCAGACAGTGTCCACGAGTCATCGCCCTGAATTTCTAAGCCTGATGATAGTTGAAAACCGTCGGACGTTACAAGGGTTACACCAGTTTCATTTGCTACAGTAGCAACTGTAAATGTAAGATCGGGAGCGGCTGAGCCAGCCTGTCCTAATTGCGTGTCGGCAATAGTAATAGTATCGCTAGCACTATAGTTCTTGCCGCCAGAAACAAGGGTAAGCGTGCTTACGTTACCAGTCGATGAGTCAACAACAACATTGAACGTAGCTCCTGTGCCGCTACCAGACGACGTACTGGTGACTGCGTTGTACGTGCCCGCTGTGCGGTTAGAGTTAGCTTGTCCCGCAACGGTAGAGGTATCAATTGTTACAACTCTATTGCTGTCGTTAACTGTCAAAGTTCTAGTAACAGTGATTAGATCAGCAGTAAGTTTGGCTGGTCTGTATAGACCGTGAGTGATATACAGTGCATCAGTCTCAGAGCTAAATCGCAAATCTGGTATAACCGCATCTGAGTAAGGTGCGGTTACGGTGTCCTTTAGAACGCCGTTTGAATCATACACTTTGATCTTAGATGGCTCAAACACTGCACGGTACGGCACATCAGTAGCCAAAGTAACGTCTATACTTTTATACGCGGAAGTAGAATCTAAGGTTACAGTAGCAACTGAAAATGTTAAGTCGGGAGCAGCTGTACCAGCCTGTCCCAGCTGCGTATCGGCAATGGTAATAGTGTCACCAACAGCGTAACCCTGCCCGCCGTTAACTAAAGTAAGCGTACTTACGTTGCCAGTTGATGCGTCAACAACAACGTTAAACTTAGCCCCTACACCAAAACCAGACGACGTGCTGCTAACTGCATTATATGTGCCCGCTGTACGATTGGAGTTAGCCTGTCCCGCAACAGTGGAGGTGTCAATTGTTGCAATTGTACTGTTAGAGGTTACATGTTTAAACCCAGACCTAAAAACAGCTGGTCCCTGCAAGCTTGGAAAGAAGTTCTTAAATACGCGTGCTGAGTTAGCTACACGTTTAATGTCTAAACGTCCAAGAATGTAGTCACTGATTAAACCACCTGAGAAGTCTGACTGTACCTTACTATACCTTGCCATAGTTCTGATGCCCGCCTAGGAACTGTGAGTTCTCTTCGTTAATATATGTTTGAGCTGGTCCTTGACGACCTTCCAATACTCGTGCTCTTTTTAGAGCCTTTTGATACTGTACATATAATATCTCGTGGCGGTTTTCAGAACCTGATAACTCAATTGCCATGTTCTGCGCCATGTGAAGTGTAAGCACACGAGTTAGGAACTCGGGCAACGCGGTTGCAGACGATAAGTCTGGAACATATGTGTAGGTTACCTTCAGCGATGTCTTATCTGCGTAGAGAAGACCGTTTGCGTACCTGTAGTCGCTGCAAAGGTAGTCGTCATCATCTTCAACGATGAGCAAAATGTTTAAATCAGATGGGAGCGTATAGGAG